CAAGCACCTAATCTTGCAATGGGTATTGCTATAACCATAAGCCCAACATTGCCAACTGCAGATATTGTTGTATCTGGAGGATCAGTTACATCTGTAACTCTTGTTACAAAAGGTAGCCAAATGGCTGCAGGAATGATTTATACTGCTCCTGCTGCATCAATTGGTGGAACTGGTTCAGGATTTGAAGTGCCAATTGCCACACTTACTACTCCAGTAAATAATACAGCAATTGGATATAATGCAGGAAGAAATAATTTAACTGGTTCCCGAAACGTACTTATTGGATATGAAGCGGGTACAAATGAAACAACTTCTGATAATCTATACATATCTAACACAAATACATCAACACCTTTAATCAAGGGTAAGTTTGATTCTTCAGGAGGAAATGCTGGATCTGTAAGAATTTATGGAGACCTACAATTAACTACAAAGACTCCAGCATCTGCTACTGATACTGGAACAGTAGGAACAATCACATATGATAACGATTACATTTATATCTGTATAGCAACTGATACTTGGAAACGAGTAGGAATTTCGACATGGTAGAATTAACTATTAAGGAAAAGGGTAATTAAATGAGTTTATCTAAAAGACTAAAAGCATCTGCAGAAACCAGAGACATGAATAGTCAATATATCCTTCCATTGATTCCTCCTCGTCCTTTATTTGGTGTAGCCAATACAGGTACATATGTTGATACAGAATCTGCTATTCGCACATCTACTGTTTATTCTTGCGTAAGATTACTTGGAGATACTATTTCTTCATTGCCAATGGGTGCATATGTACGCAGAGGACGTAATCGTTTATCTTACACAGCAGTTTATGGAGAAACTCCAGCATGGGTAAATAAGCCAAATCCAGAATCAACAAGACTAGAATTTATTGAGCAAGTAATTACTTCTATGCATCTTCATGGAAATGCATTTATTTTGACGGTACGAGATGATAATAATGAAGTAACAGAACTATATGTACTAAATCCAAATGAAGTAAGAATTGAAAGACCTGCTCCAGGTGAGCCACTTGTTTATAGAATTAAAGATATAGAGAATGGCATATATGATAAGGTTTTAACAAGTAATGAAATTCTTCATATTCCATTGTTTAGAATGCCAGGTTCACACTATGGATTAAGCCCAATTGGTGCTTGCCGTATGTCTGTTGGTATTGCACAGGCTTCTGATACATATGCTGCATCATATTTTGGTAATGCTGCTAATCCTGGTGGAGTTATTGAAGTTGCTGGAGAATTAAACGCAGAACAAGCAGGAGATATTGCTCGTAACTGGCAAGAATCACATTCTGGACCATATATGTCTGGCAAGATTGGTATTTTGTCTGGCGGTGCATCATTTAAGCCACTATCACTAAACGCTGCTGATGCACAATTAATTGAGGCTAGAAGATTTAACGTAGAAGATATTGCAAGAATATTCCGTGTACCATTAAGCCTATTAGGTCATCCTACACAAGGAGCAATGTCCTATGCATCAGTTGAAGCACAGAATCTTTCGTTTGTACAACACTCTTTGCGTCCATTGCTAGAGCGTTTGGAACAATCACTATCTCCCCTACTTCCTGAGCCAGACGGGTTTATTAGATTTAACCTTGATGCACTTTTGCGGGGAACAACAATAGAAAGATTTGATGCATATACAAAGGGATTAAGAGAAGGCTTCTTATCACTAAATGATGTAAGATCATATGAAGATTTGTCATCACTTGGAGAATCTGGAGATCAATACAGACTTCCTCTACAAAACATTGATGCTGGTCAAGCACCACTTGTTGGAGATAAGATGAAGGCTGAAATTGCTTCTACTCTTGTACAGGTTGGTTATGATCCAAATGATGTTGCTAAGATGCTAGATTTTGCAGATATAAGTCATACAGGACTTGCTTCAGCACAACTACAACAAGTAGCACAAATTGATCCAGCAAATCCTGATGCTGTTTATAGTGATGAGGTAAAGAAGTAATGCCGTACTACATTTCTGATAAACAGTCTGATTGTGCTAATTGGGCAACGGTAAAACAAGAAGATGATGGTTCATATACTACTATAGGTTGCCATGATACTAAGCAAGAGGCTATTGATCAAATGGTAGCAGTATCTATATCAGAAAAAATGGAACCAGGTGGAGAAGTTAGACAAGTAGGAACAGTTCCACAGTTTATTAGAAATAATGCACGAAGAGGATTAGATTATTTAGCAGAAGGTTTTGGTGGCGATGGACTTACTGATGCTACTAAAAGAGAAGCAAGAGAGATGGCTAATGGCAATATCTCTGAAAGCAAAGTAAGAAAAATGGCACCTTGGTTTGCAAGACACAAAGCAGATGGACAAGCACCTAAGAATAATGACCCTTCTAATTCAGAATATCCAGGTCCAGGACTTGTAGCATGGTTGCTTTGGGGTGGAAATGCAAACTTTGATGATGCTGCTCAAGATTGGGCACAAAGACAAATTGATAAGTTAAATAATGAAAATAATGAAAACAAAGTCAGGAGCAAGATGAAAAAGACTGAACGCCGTACCTTTACTGTCAAAAACATAGAGACACGAGAAGCAGAAGACGGCACTATGCGGATGGCAGGATATGCTGCAGTGTTCAATGAACCATCATTGCCACTTCCATTTATTGAGAAAATTGCACCTGGTGCGTTTTCAAAGACACTTAGAGAAACACCAGATGTTCGTTTACTCATTAACCATGAAGGATTGCCTTTGGCTAGAACAAAAAACGGTACAATGAGATTAAGTGAAGATCAAAAAGGATTATATTTTGAGGCAGAACTAGCAAATACACAAGAAGCAAGAGATCTATATACACTTGTTTCTCGTGGTGATGTTGATCAAATGTCATTTGCATTTAGAGTTATTCGTCAAAAGTATAATGAAGATCGTTCAGAAAGACTGCTTACAGAGATATCATTGGCTGATGGCGATGTTTCAATCGTAACATATCCAGCATATCCAGCAACTTCTGTAGAGGCTAGAGAAGCCCTTAAGAAGGTTATGAGAGAAATTAAGCAGGGCAGAGAAATAACAGGCGACTCACTATTAGTATTAAAACAAATCTTTGGAGATTTATCTGAAGGACATGAATACATCATGAAAGCAGTAGAAGTAATGTCTATGTTGTTTGGAAATGATGATATGGAAGAAGATATGTCCCCATTAGAAGAAGTTGAAGAAGATGAATTAGAAGAAGAAAGTCGTGAAAAAGTTGGAGACTTTGTTCGTTGGAATTCATCTGGTGGAATTGCAAGAGGTCGTATTGTTGAAATTAAAACAGAAGGATCTATCAATGTTCCTAATTCAGATTTTACTATAACAGCAGAAGAAGGAGATCCAGCAGTTCTCATTCGTGTATACAGAGAAGTAGAAACTGGTTGGGAACCAACTGATATACTTGTTGGACATAAAATGTCTGAACTAACATATATTGATCCACTTCCAGCAGCCCAAGAAGAGGCTGCTACTAATGTTATAGATGTAGTAGATGTTCCTGGACAAGGTGCAAAGATTGTTGGAGATTTCCAATCAGTTCTAAACTTCCTTCCAGATAACATGCCAAGATCAATGTCTCTTCGTTTAGCAAAAGCAAAGAGAAGCACAATAAAATAATTTTCCTGTCTTAAAAAGATAGGTAGAAGTCGGAGTTAGGTTCACACCCACGAGAGCCGTGAAATCCATAACCACCACCTCAAACTCAAACAAACTCACAAAGGAGAACAACAAAATGTCTTACTTAGACAAAGTAATTGAACGCCGTGATGCAGTTAAGGTTGAAATGGATGCAATTCTTGAGGCAGTCGCCACAGAGAACCGCACAGACCTTACAAATGATGAATCAGCAAAGTTCGATGCTCTTGCTGAAGAGTCACGCTCACTTGATTCAAAGATTGAAAAGTTGACTGCTCAGGCAGCAGCAGATGCAAAGGCTGCAGAAGCACGATCACTCGTTGCTGATGTTGCAATGCCAAAGACTGGTGCAGCAAAGGTAATTCGTGAAGCACGTACCTATACACCAGAATCAGGATTGTCATTCGTAAAGGATGCATTCGCTCCTAAGTTTGGTAATGATTATTCAGCACAAGAGCGTTTGGCTCGTCACACTCGTGAAGAGGAAATCGAACGCCGTGATGTAGGAACTGGCAACTTTGCTGGTCTCGTAGTCCCACAATACCTTGTTGATCTTGCAGCACCTCTTGCTCGTGCAGGTCGCCCAACAGCAGACTTCGCAACAAACAAGCATGCTCTACCTGCAGCAGGTATGACACTAAATATCTCACGCATGACAACTGGTACATCAACTGCAGTTCAGGCTGCTGAAAACGATGCTATCTCAGAGACAAATGCTGATGATACACTTCTTACTGTAAATGTTCGTACAATTGCAGGTCAGCAAGATATCTCAAAGCAAGCGATTGAGCGTGGAACTGGTATTGACCAATTCATCATTCAAGATCTTGTTCGTGCATGGCACACAACACTTGATAACCAAATCCTTAACGGAGATGGTACATCAGGAGCAATTCTTGGTATTCAACAGACTCC